TGATTTAACTGTGATTTCCAAATATGCATTTTTTCATCATAAATAAATCTTCTTTTAAGAAATGTTATTTGTTCAAGTGGTAATAATGGTTCAACAATTTCTTGTTTTGATGCACTAGTATATTGTAAACCAAGTTCTTCAATTATTTTCTTAAATGAATGCATGTTAAATTGGTCTTTAATATCATCATGTATTGTAGCGTTTTTATCATCACCAAAGAAAATACAATAAACGTACTTAGTAAATTCAGATACATTTTTGAACGTTGTTCTTACAAAAACATATCTATTATAATACATATTACAATAATTATTAATAATAGTTGTTAACATAAAACCAGATGGATTTCCTTGTCTAAACATAACTACAAAATTGCGCATAATATGAAATCGATTTATTGAACCCAAAATTAAAGATTCACGAACCAAATCTGATACTTTTTTATTTGGGTCTTTACCTTGTCGATAAAAATAATTTGCCACATATGCCATACCTGATAATGCTTGATGACATAAAGTTGAGTCATAATTTGCATAATCACCATTATCGTTATTATCTTTTCCCATAGATATAATTTTTCGTGCAATTAAATCCCAGTCATAACTATTTGGATTTATACCACTCATCATTTCTCCATGTTCAAATGTGGTGTGACAATGTCCCGTAAACCATAGAAAATATTTACGAAATAAAATTGTCCAAGCCATATTACCCAATTGAAATATACGTGTCTTAAATTTTTTAACTTTTTCAATTGGTCGTGGTTCATCTTTAAGGATATCTATAAAATATATTGGTGGTATGATTCCTTGTTTTAATTTATTCTCATATTCAAGTACTTTATTTAACAATATATCTTTCATATAATATTTTCCATCTCTAAAGTCAAAAAAACATTTTTTATTAGTACTTGTTAATGTGAAAGGAAAACCACTTGATGTTGACATATCTATGGCTTTAATATCACGAAAACCATTTATAGCTGTATCCCAATCTACAACATCACATTCTTCATTATTATATGCAGAAGGCCAGCTACAAATTGTTTGTGCCACATTCTCAACAATCTCATCATGTAATTTTTGTGGTATATTTTGTGTATAATTTAATAATTTTTTGACACCATTGAAGAAGGGTGATTGTTTATTACCTTCTTCATCTATACCAGGCACTAAAGCACTTGGTAAAACTGTACTGGGTCCAAAATCTTCAGCCATTCTATCATGAACAATAGATGGTTGTACTTTGTTTTTACTTGGTAGTGATGAACAAATTCTTCGTTGTTTACCATTTACATCAACTACAGCTGTATTTCCAATAACATTGAACCCTTCTTCAACATATACTTGCGTATCTTTTGAAAAATCATCAGTATAATTGACAAATTGATTATCAATTTCAATAGATATTACAGGACTCGTTTTCTTAAAATGTTCAACAACTTCCATTATATCTTCATAATATATAGGTGCTGAAATTCCAGACATCAAAGCTTCATTTCCAGCAGTGTGCATTCCATAAATTTTTTTTGAGGTGTTGTCTGTATTCATAAGAACCATACTACAATCACCAGGTCCAGTTAAACAGTCCGAATATTGATAACAAAAATCATAATTTATTTCTTCAATAGGTATTGGATTATTTGTTACTATGTCTGTTTTAGGAAGTGTTGTGTATCGCATAGAAATTTCTTTAACAACACCAATTTGAACTGTTGATGTTGTTGTAAAATCAGGTTTTCCACGCATGCGATAACCATATAAATAAGATTGCATTTTATTAAATTCATCTTTATCACTAACAAAAAAATGTGATATATCACGTCCACAATTAAAATTTTTAATTCGAAAGTATATCAAATCAGCTGTATGTCCATAAGGCAATATACATACTTCAAGTGCATCAAAGTAAACAACAGTTTGTTCTTTTGCACCCCATGTACATCTAATTCGTGTTGGATATTTTAATTTTGTATGCATTTCATTGCAATATTCAAATCTATACCAATAATGATATGGCATAACAAAGATATTACTTAAAAGATTTAATGCAACACCAACTAACTGTGTGCTAACCCAGGTGTTACCATCAATTTGCACTTCGTATTGTATATGCATAAATGAATGTCGTAAAATTCTTTC